CCCATTACTTTACGTCGTTTATTCTTAAATGACGCAAGCATTATTTTGAATAACTTCTTAAGGCCATCCGCACGATCGATATGACTTAGTGTTACCGGATCCTTAATGAATTGATCGTTAAGATCAAATTCAGGTTTCTTCAAATAATCTGGTTCATCAAAGTCCATGTCTTCATACTCCTTGCCTAATTCATCAACAATAGCATTAAATACACTACTGATAAAACTGATGTATCTCTCTTCGTATGTTTTACCTTTTGCTTTGTGCTTATTGAAATTTTCATTATCAATGAAGTTCATAATATCAAGCAAAGTGATATGATAAATATCATTACCACCGGATCTTTGTGCACTCTTTGTTTTTGAGATCTCATGAAATATAGGATCTACCATTTTGGCAAGCGTGACATCTTTATCATCTGCACCAAATCTGAATACAACACCTTCAATAGGTTTAGTAAGATCAACATTAAGCAATGTCTTTTTTAACTTATGATTCAACACAGATATGATGTACCTAATGAAAGACTCGGTTTTAAACTTAGCCGCTAGTTCATCCTTGTGTGTGTCCATGAAAGACATGATGGCAATCTTCTGATCGTCATTAAGAACACCTTGAAATATAATAGGTGATCTCTCAACTTGAAGTACTTCTGCCCACTTATCTAATTCCTTACGATCCTGTATAGTTCGAACAATTTTACCCGCTCTATTTTTTACATGGATGTATGATAATATCAAGTGATTCTTTGGAACCCTATCATAAGATATTTCTTGTGGTGTTTCAGATACCAAATACTCAAAACCAAATCTCCAACCAGGTTGCATCTTGGCCATTGTCTGTGCATCCAATCCTTCAAAGTGCGCAATAGGCCTTTCATAGAATTGTGCAAGAGTACGATCTATCAATGATATAGGTGTACGGTTGTTCCGTTTAAAGAATTCAAGTTCATTGTTCATGTAGCTTTTCTCTACTGAGAATGCGCTTCCATCAATCTTCTCGTTAATCGTTACAAAATTGTCAAAGAGTTTGTTTATAAATTCCTTGCCTTTCTTTCTGTAAATATCTGTCAGGTGTGTTATACCAGCCATAACTTTCTGTTTATTAGTTTAGACTTATTAAAAATTTTCTTGTGGTCGTATAAATTACTTCATAGTTACCAATGGTTGAACGACCGGTTAATGGTAAATTTCCGTTTATAAGTAGTTTCTCAATTGAGTTTTGGACAGTTGCCACAAACCTTCTTGATTTATATTTTAATTCGCAATCCAAGTTTTTAGCGTATTCATACAGATCAAACAGTTCCCTGTCGTTTGTATGGCTCATCAGAGGAACTAATTCTGGTTCCACTTCATATACTACCTCTTCACCTATCCAGATGTCCCAGTTGCCGCTAAAATCATTCATCTCCATAGATCCTGTTGCTCCACTAATTGTCATAAAACCTATTGCGTCTTCATCCTGGACAAACTCAACTAGTAGTTCGCCAATAAATGACTCAATTGCGGATTTATACATACTTTTAGTTTCCATTTAGTTTCCATCAGTATCTTTCATTTCAGTAGGTATCGGTAACTTAACACGACGTAAGAAATCGACTAATGCGTCTTTTATATTCTCTAGTCTATCACCCCACCTAAAATTAGGATCAGTCATTATACGATAAGAATCTTCAAATGTCGCAACATCCTCGGGTTTTATTCCTTCACCGAATAAAAACTCAACAAACTCCTTAGGGTTTTTTGTTACCGGTGTATCTTCAACCTTCTTTGCATTCTTAAGGATTTTGGTCTTACCTATATAAGTTTTTCTCGTTTTAAATAATCCATCATTTAATTTTAAAACATACGTAGTATAACTTAATATATTACCAGAATCATCTTTTTTAATATCTTCCTTGATGACAGAAAGTATGGCACAAAACAACCAATTTCTTACAGCCTGCTTATATGCACTTTTCATTTCTTATTTTGTTTTGTTTTAAACCTTTATTCCATGCTACCTGTAAACCAGTTTTACCCTTATTCCAAGGAACAAAATCTTTTTTCGCGGCACTTAATTTTTTCCGATGCTCATCCGTAAATTTTTTCCCAGTTAATGGCGAAGGTTTGCCATACATAGGATTATTTTTACCTTTATGCAATTCAGACATATATTTCTTATGTTCTTCCGTGTGGTGATTTCCCTTCGCAATTTGATTTCCAAATTCCCATCCTGTACCCCCTTTGTCCATATTGGTTAAATCACAACCTTCATTTTTATATTTAGCAATTAATTCGATTTCCCTAGTTATATAAAGATCACCTTCATTTATGATTTCATCAATCACCTTCATTTTTGGTTTTAAACCTTCACTTAACAATATTCTTATCCAATTATCTTTATGTGAATTAGGATAGGTGTTTTTCTTAGCATAATAAATATGTTTTGTAAATCTATATTTAATATTATTTGTCCTACCTATGTAACGAATTTTTTCAGTTCGAGGATCTATTAAAGCATAAAAAAATATTTTAATATTATTCATTATTTATACATCTTATTTTATTCGCCATGTATGAACTTAGCCCACGTCATATCTCGAATAGGAATGAAGTCGATTTGTACATAACCTTTACCTGGATCGTTTGCAATTGGATAACCAAAACTTACAACTTCAAGTCCTCGCATCCACCTAGATTCAAATATTGGAAACTCACGCTTCAATGTATCATAAAGATACTTGAGTGCTTGGTCTTCATTGATTCCATGTTTCTCTGCAAATTTATCTACAGCAAATCCTATATCAATATCACCAGATTCATCATCTGGATTCTTCTTCTTCCCAGCAGATCCAATTACCATACAGTCAATATTAAACCCGGATAAACCCAAAGCAGGGAATATCACATCCTGAAGTGTTTCGAGTGTACCGACTACTTCAGATTGTTTAATAGGCCTGGCAAGTTCTAACGCATTACCACCCTCAAATAATTTATATGAGAGGAGATGATTCATTAACGTCCGCCTTTCTCAATAATTTCTTGTGCTGTATCAAAAATAGCTTCGTACATTGTAACCATGTTCTGGATATTCTGTGTACTAGATGCAACAACATTGTCATTAGCCATAAGACTTATCTCAGCTTCATCAGCACCTTTTCGTACTACTTTAATTGTGAAATCCGCCATAAGACCTTCTGATCCTTCTTCTTCATTCATTTTGAAACCGTGTTGCTTTGCAAGATTTGCTAATTCTGCTGCTTGTGCTTCATGAATTTCTGATAATTTTTTCATCGTTATTAGTTTATGTTAAATAAAAGTAACGAGCAATTTGTTACCCGTTGCTTTATATATCGTAATCTAGGATTATACCGTTGTTAAAAACCACATAATCTAAGTTGACAACTGACGCATTTACGTATTGTGTACCGTCCAACTCATATATTTTACCACCGTCTTCATGGATATGTCCAAATATATGGTACTTAGGTTTAATCTCAAAAATTCTGGACCCTAGGAAATGACACCCAGCTCTGTATCCGTCTTCACCTCTATCAAGTATGTTCTACACAAGCATCTAAAACTGTTATTTGTCAAAAAAATTTGGTTGAATTAACATTTAAAAACACAATTAAATGTTCCGAATATTTTAATGTCCATTACGCAACAGTCAGATTAAAAATAAAGCATTCCGAATTTTTACAAGGTTGGAAAATTTTTTATAAAGATGTTAAATCTACATCATAAATTTTATATGGAAAAGCTTCTTTCTCATAGATTTTAATACGTTCTTCAAAATGTGACATTAAATAATTTAAGTTCCCTTTATATGTAAAGTCATCCACAAAGTCAATAATATTAACTTTATATTTATCTAGTTGCTTTCGCATACCTCTACCTATTGATTGTTTAAGTATAACTTCAGATTTTTGTGGCTCAACTAAATAAATATTATGTATATTATTAATAGATATACCTGTTGAAAATGTACCTGTTGATGCAACCATCACTTTACGTTCACCAACTTTTAATCTGGATTTATATTCATTTCTTAAATCATCTTTTGTATTACCATCAATATAGAAACACTCCATATCACTTGTAAGCTCACGGATCCTATCATAAATTGCTTTACCATAACCTTCTTCTACTGATTGGAATAGTACCAAAGAATTCTTCTGTGACTTAATTATGAAGTCAACAATGAAATTTAATCGTAACCTGGATTTAATTACAAGTTTACGTTCAATCTGATAAACCTCTGTACCTGATAATTCCAGCTTGTTCTTTCTAAGCTTGTATAAGCGCTCAATAGTTGCATCGGGTAGATACTTCATACGAACAACTTTAACGTCCACAGGTGTAGCGTAATCGTTCTCTATGAGGAATTCTGGTGTAACTTTACCAACCAATGGTCCAAGACACTGTTGAATAGTGAAGAAGTCAGCAGATTCTGTACCAGCAGATGTTAACGTACCAGATAAACCAAATCTATAAATAGATCCAGTACACTGTGCAATAATTTTCTTAACCGAAACCGCCGGAGTTGAATGTGCCTCATCGACAAATACAATATCAAATTGTGATAACCACTCACCATCCTTCTTAACGAGAGACTGGTATGTACCCATAACAACATTTGCATCTGAATTGATCTTCTTAGATTCAGCATGTATTTGTTGGAACTGCATCTTATCTTTGTATGCACCATATTCCTGGAAATCTTCAACTCCTTGTATAACCAAGTTGGTAGTTGGTACGATCATCAAGAATTTCTTGGCAAGACCATGTTCCATAAGGTATGAAGTAACAACATAAGTAATGAAGGTCTTACCCGCATTTGTTGCAAGTTCCTGGGAACTAATCTTAAATTTGATAATCTTGTATGCAGCTTCAACCTGGTAAGGACGAGGAATCTTTTTAGGATCACCACCAATACCATCTTTGAATTTATTCATTACCCATTCTTCAAATGGTTTGAACTTCATTGTCGTATCA